CTATGCGCTCTCCCACCCTCAAAGATTTACCCACCCCCCCCCTCATTAAACTGGCCACCCATCAGCGCCATATGTCAAAACATTTTTTCCTGATTCTTCTCTGGCCTTCACGCTATCGTGACAGAACTTGCATAGGCTTTGCAGCTTGCCATGCCAAAACATACCTTCGTCACCCTTATGGGGTATCACGTGATCGGCAACGCTAGCGGGTGTTATCTTGTCCCGCTTTGCGCAGTAGGAACATAGTGGTTCTGCCCTTAGTTGCGCAAGCCTATTGGCCTTCCATTGTCTGGAGTTATACCATGACTGCACCTTACTCCGATAGGACATTGCGCTTTGCATCCCGTTTAAGCTGCGCCTGCTTTTCCTTTTCCTTGCGCTTGCTGTCAATAACCTTGTTTGGATAATTTCGCAACGTGCCTGGGTATCTGGTTGGGTGTGCGGCAATCACGCAGCATATGCCTCACCCCAGACTTGCGCCTCAATCGCAGCCGTCATCGATACCTTTTCCCCAATCGTCATTTTCCGTTCCTTCTGCACTTGCCGGGCTGGATTGGTAACCAAGGTAACCACCCTATAGGGTGTGGTTACCAATGGTTACCAATTTTCATCAATGCCTTCTCGCTTGGTTACCTATTGGTTACCAATGGTTACCGATAGCACAAGCGCATTGCCCATTTTTGCTATTTTATTCTTTTTTATCAGAGACTTTCGTAGTTTGAAAAACTGTGCTTTAATGCTGTCCTCGTGGTTACCTTTTATGGTTACCTTGGTTACCAATTGATCTTTCCATGCAGCGGGCAAAACGGGCTTGGTAACCAAGCCGATTTCGCCTGTTTCGGGGTCAAATTCATCGCTTTGAGCAAGGCTCAAAAACACGTCAAATGCCTCTTGTTCTTGCGGGCTAAGACCGCCCCTGCGGGATAGTTCAACCGTCTCATCAGGCTCCAGAACGACGCATGAAGTGACGGGTTTGCCGCGCCGATTTGTGCCTAGGTCGACGCTTTGCAGCGTAAAGGCGAAAGGTTCATCAGCTTCCAGATCGCGCTGTTTGACGACCTTGACCACGCTGCGGGTTAGCTCTGGATCGCGTTTTAATTCTATTTCGGTATCGGTCGCAGCGCGCAAGCTGGAATGGCCACGAGCTCCTCTGGCCTCATCTTTTCCGCTGTGATGCACTATGCAAACGTGCGAGCCTGTTTCGTGCTTTATGCGGTCGCAGTTGCCAATTATGGCTGTCATATCCTCGCTGCTGTTTTCGTTTCCGCCAGACATTGCGCGGGACAGCGTGTCCACGATAACCATGCGGACGGGCAATCCGGTTTCAGCTGCGATGTAGCGCACCAGTTCGATTACTGCGTTAACGTCGGCGTCTTCGTTTAGTAGATTGATGGGCTTAGGCATGGCTATGAAAGGCAAGGGGCCACAATCGTGGTGTTCCTTGAAAGCGCGCATCCGGTTCTGGATGCCTTGCGCGCCTTCAAGTGATAGATACACCACCGCGCCTTGGTCCACGGCTTTGGATCGCCATTCCCTGCCCCATGCCACATGCAAAGCGAGATCAATCACAAAAAACGTTTTGCCGCAGTTTGATGGCCCGTAAATGACACTCATGGAACCTGATGTAAGCAAGCCTTCAACAAAGTCGTTTGCGTCAAGGTTTGGCTTTGCGTCGTCAAACCAGACAAAGGGCAGGGCTGGTAGAGGAGTGCCAGCGCGCTCGACAATCGCCGCCAAATCATCGGCGTTGCCCTCCCAGTCAAGAATGTCGCCCTTTTCGGGTAGCGCTGGCAGGGCTATCTCGATAACGCGGCATTGCGCTTGCTCAAGTAAAGCGCAAGCCTTGCCTGCTTGCTTTTTTCCGGGCGCGTCATTGTCTGGCAGGATATAAACAACGCGACCGGCGATGATTTGGGAATATTCCTCGCACCAGTTTTTAAGGGACGTGGCGGTTAAGCCCCAATTGGCCAGCTTGTTTGCTTGCGCTTCGCCTTCGACAAGATAGACAGGGCCGTCACTAACGAGCAATTCCGGCAACCGATAGGGGACGCGGGTTTCGCCTGCGTTGCTGATCCAGCCGCCGCTATCGTCTGGCCTGTCCTGGCGAAAGGTTTTTTTGGCCCCGTTGTCGCCCGGTTCTATGCGGTGGCTGCGGTATATCAGCGCGCCGGACCCGTCGAAGTAGTTGAATGTAGCGACAATGGATTGACCGGGCTTTAGCTTTATGCCGTGCGCTTTGGCGGGCTCGTTGGTTATCCGGATATCCTTGCCGCTGGAATTGATCCAAAAGCCGCGCAATGATCGATCGATTACGTTGGGAGCGCTTTCGCGCAAACCTTCCGATTGCAGCCATTTGATTGCGTCGGATGCCTTGCAACCGCGTTCCCGTTTAATAAGATAGATCACGCCGCCGCCTTCGCAAGCCTCATGGTCAAAGAACGTGCCTTTCTTGAGGTCTATGGATAGGCTGCCTTGCCGCCCATAGCGCAATTCATTGCCGCGCTTTTGCGTCGGCTTGCCTAGCAAGCGTGTGGCGACTTCCTGCATCAAGGGTGCGAAGTCTGTATCCACATCTTTAGCCATCACTCGCCGCGTTCCCTCAATACGTTATTGATCTGATAGACGCGCAATTCGGGAACCGTGCCGCCCCACTGGTGCACGGCCTGCACTGTAATGCCTAAAGCATCTGACAATTTGCGCGTAGAACCGCCAAACAGCTCTTTTGCTTCTTCCGTGGTCATAATTTTACCCTATATTTAAAGCTGGCTTGACAATCCAGCTTTAGGCGGCTTAAGTCAAGCCCGTCCGGTGTTGTTAGCTGTCCCGGCCAGCGATACCCAATGAGGTAAAATATGAGTGTCCTTGCGACAATCTCCACACCAGCGCCAAGACCGCCAATCATTACGATTTGCGGCGATGCGGGAACAGGCAAGACAAGCCTTGCTGCAACCTTTCCCAAACCAATCTTTATTCGCGCCGAAGATGGCGTAGGCCGCATTTCAAAAAAGCTCGAAATGCCCGACGCATTCCCCTGTGTGTCAGATAGTGACGCGCTGTTTGACCAGCTTATTGCGCTGCTCAAAGAGGATCACAGCTATTTAACTCTTGTCATTGACACCGTAACGAAGCTGGAGGAGATTTTTATTCGTGAAATCCTCCAGCAAGACGGGCGCGCCAAGGGGATTAATCAGGCTTTAGGAGGCTATGGCAACGGCGCTGTTGCGGTCGCCGCGCAACATGCTCGCGTCCGCAGGGCGGCTGGCATGTTGAACGAAAAAAAGGGCATGGCGATTATCTTTATCGCCCATGCCGATCTTGAAACTATGCGCTTGCCTGACACAGACGACTATCAGCGTTATTCGCTGCGCATGATGCCACGCGGTATCCCGCACTATGTAGATGACGTTGACCTTGTTGGATACGTGAGGTTGGCGTCTGCTTTGCGTGGCGATGAAGGCGACCGCAAGAAAGTAATCAGCACTGGCGAACGCGAGTTTGTGTGCCATGCTACTGCTGCAAGTGTCAGCAAGAATGGCCTTGGGATTATCGAACCGTTGCCGTTCCCGGAAGGGACTAACCCGCTTGCCGATGCGCTGGACATTACGCAGCGCATGAAAGCCAATGCCGTTAAGGCAGAAGAAGTAAAGGAAACAGAATAATGAGTTTTTGGAGCACATCGAGCGGCACAAACCTTGCTGCACAAACCCGCGAAGAAGCGCAAAAGTATGATCCGCCCACGAACGACATTGAGCTGATCCCGGCGGGGTCTGTTGTTCGCGCTTTTATCAAGGAAGCCAAGTGGAAAGATACCCCGAACGGCGAATGGTATGTGGAGCTACGCTGGGACGTGGTGAAGCCTGAAAGCGTGGCAAATCGCGTGGTATTTCAGAAGCTATGGGTCAAAAGCTATGATCCGAACGCCAAAAAACCAGATGAAAAGAGGGACAAGGCCAAGCATCTTTTAATCAAGATTGACGCGATTGCAGGCGGCAAGCTTGCTGCAAAAGGCACCGAGCCGACCGACGACGATTTGGCGATTGCGCTGCAAGACAAGCTGATGGTGATCGTGCTTCAAGTTTGGGAAATGAAAGGCTCAAACGGCGAATTAATGTCTGGCAATTGGGTGCAGAATGTCCTGCCATGTGAAGGCACGGAATTGATTGTCAAGGACGCAAAGCCGCCGAAGCCGACTAACAGCGCGGCGGGCGACTTGGATGATGACATACCGTTTTAATGGCATCCCCTGCGCGCAACCTTGCAGTTGCGGCGGCTACGCGACTGGAATCAGCCTTCAATGCGACGGGATGTGGTCCTCAATAGGGAAGTTAAGTGATGGAACAACGAAGCGAAGCTTGGTTTGAAGCGCGCCGGGGCCGCGTTACTGCCAGCAATGTCGGCGCTATCCTAGGGCATTCGCCCCACCGCAGCCGCAAAGATGTTATGCGCGGTATGGTTCGCGAATATCACGGCGCAGATCGCGAATTTCAAGGCAATGTAGCAACCGATTGGGGAACGCAAAACGAAGCCGGGGCGATTATCGACTACAAACTGAAAACCATGCACGATGTCAAAGCTATCGGCTTTGTGGAACGCGAGGATTGGGCAGGTGCATCGCCTGACGGGCTTGTCGGCAAGGACGGCGGCATAGAGATCAAATGCCCTTTCGGGATACGCACGGCGCATTGTCCCGTGCCGTTCAAGACGCTTGCCGAACAGCCGCACTATTACGACCAGGTGCAATTCACACTATGGGTGACGCAAAGACAATGGTGGCACTTCTTCCAATGGACGATTAACGAGACAAAGCTGGAAATCGCCAAGGTCGATCAAGATTGGGTTGACAGCAACATTCCCCGCTTGCGCCAGTTTCATGCCGAGTTTTTGAGCGAGATTGACAACCCCGAACACCTTGAACCTCGCCACCCGGTGATTGATACGCCAGAGGCAAAAAGCCTCATTGCCGATTGGGAAAAGGTCAATGCGAATATTGAGGCGTTGTTGGAACGCAAGCGTAACTTGATAGATAGCCTTGTGTCACTAGCAGGCGATCGCAATGCGCTGATTGCAGGACGCAAGCTAACGCTTGTAGAGCGCGAAGGGGCAATTGCATGGGCGCGTGTTGCGAAGGACCATTGCGGGGACGTCGATTTTGAGCCTTACAGGGGCAAGGCTTCGCGGTTCTGGAGGCTGTCATGACCGAGATTGAAAGATACCGCGCATTTATTGCATCGCGGGCCGTGGCATCGCGGGCCGTGGCATCGCGCATGCAGGGATTTGAACCCCATGAAATAAACCCTATGGCCAAGGCTCACCAGCGAGCTGCGCTCGACTTTGCGCTGCGCCTGTCCGTTGCAGCTTGATACGATAGAGAATTGCCTACGGCTCTATAGCAAGCCCGGTGACGTAGTGCTTGACCCGTTCAATGGGATTGGCTCGACTGGCTACGTCGCTCTTAAGATGATGCGCAAATATCTCGGCTTTGAACTCAAGCCGGAATACGCAGCTATCGCAGCACGTAACTTGCAAGAGGCTGACAAGAGCCTTGGCGATATGTTTGGAGTGGCGGCATAATCGAAACGCATCCCGGCTTTCACAAACCCCCGGCGCGTTCCCTGACAATTTGCCAGAGGGAACGCGCCTGGTGGTGCAATTTGCCAATGGGTGTATTGACAAAAAGCACACCGATATCGCGCATAATCTGCGCTGGAGCCTCACATGTCACGATTGGGAAGTTTACGCGGTCAAGCTGGCTTAGAGAACCAACCCCACGCCTCAAGACGCGCCACAGCGCCTTGCGCAGTGCGAACGCAGGCAACATTAAATCCGTTTGCGTCCAGCCAATTCATCTGATCTATTTGATGATTTGCGGGTTTCCTCTTGCCGTTCTTAAACTCAAGGAACGCCACCCGGTCTTTTTCCAGAACAATTATATCTGGGAAGCCCCATGACGCCCCTTCAGCTTTTGCCCTATTGATAGCTACTTGCCCCCGCTTTCCTGCATTGGGAACAGCGATAACACGGGCTTTTGGCATGACTTGGCGCAATGCTTTGCGGAACGCTACGACTCGTTCAATCTCGGTTGCATGACCATCATCAGGCGGCTCTATGTAAAATGTCGCATCCGGGTAAAGCGGGGCTTCCAAGTCATCCCAATTCATAGTGAATGCTCGCTAACGAATTTTTCAGCTTCGCTTTGTGTGAATCCGTAGGACGCAACAAGGATCGCAACTTTATCGCTATTTGGCTTTTCGGATAAGATCACGAATTGAAGCGCAGCAATGCGTTTGTCTTTTCGGGTGCGGGTTTTGTTCCCATATCGCCTCAAGGCTTTTTCCCTATGGCGCTAGGCCGTTCGTCCATCCCGAATCGCCGCGCTGCCGAGCAAACAGAAGCGCGGGAACGGCCCATTATCTCTCCAATCTCGGTGCTAGTCATGCCAAGATCATTCCAGAGCCGACGCAGTGTCTCGACATCGCTAGTGCGCCAGTGTTTGTGCTGTGCGCTGTAATAGCGCCTTCGCTCAAGGTTAATGTTACCCCAATCGTTTGGGTTGTTTTGGCGCGTATGATCGCAGCGGCCATAACGTGCGCCGCACTGAAAGCAAACTTGCGCATGTTTTGTGCTGAAGTGCGAATAGCGGTGCGTGTTCATGGTTGACCTTTCAGGGATCGGGAACCGCAGCCGAAGGGGCGGACTACGGCTCCCGAAACTGGTTGGGGCGCGGTCATGGGAGAGGGGTTTGACCGCGCCCCGGCACGGGAGGAGATAGGCCCGTGCGCAATATGATTGGGCAGTGTGCCCGTAACGAAATCGAATATGATTGAGGCGCTCACAGCTTATAGCCATCCATGAAGTTGCGCACCTTTTCATAGGTTGAAAGCGTTGGTTGGCGACCGCGTGAAACCTTCCACCAGAATGACGCATCGCCTACAGACAATTCGCCGAACTTAGCGCCGCTAATCTCATTGGCTTTGCAGAATGCCTCTATGTCGGCAACGAGCTGTTGGTGCATATTCATACCAGCTTGATAAACAAACACCCTAATGCCTGCAAGCAATATTTTTGCACAAATGCTATTGCAAGGGCTTTGCTAATGTGCAATATCATGCGCAACACAACGGCACTAAAGGAGGTTTTTAATGTCCGACATTCTCACCCGCGCCGAACTGGCCGATTTTTTCCAGCCCTATGCCGAACGCGCGCATATGGGCAGCGAAATGGTCCATATTCATTGCGCGCAGCCGCATGAATTGGGAGATCCTGCAAACGAGTGGGCGCACTATTGTGCTGGCTATATATGCAGCGTGACAGACACCAGCGTGACGAAATACGTCAGTGGCACCAATTCCGAAAAGCCCATCCCGTTCGACACGATCAACCGCGTCACTATTCACGACTTAGCTGGCAAATTGCTGCGCGAATATCGCGTTCTCCATGCGGAGTGCGTGGCATGATGCGGTTTTCATTCACCGTTGAAGAAACGCGCAGCCCATTGGCGGACTCGCGATTTGTCGCAACGCTTGGTGATTATGTCCTAGACGCGCTCTGTGGTTATGGAACCAACCCGCAGTCTGCCGTTCTCAATTGGCTGGAAATGTGGGGCGACACGCTACTCAAGGAACCGCACGGCCACATTGCAGCCGCCGAGCGTGATCTCCGCCTGCACAAGCTTGCGCGTCCCGTGGAAGCGTCTGATGCGGACAAGTTTCCGAACATCGCAGCGGCTTGCGATGAACTGGCGGCGATGCCCAAAGAGAAGCGCGACATAATTAACGCAGAATGGGAAGGTGACGAATGAACCAAGAAATTGAAGCGCGGCTGATTATCGCAGCCATGATTGCAATGTTTGTCCTGTCCGTTGTCATCGGATTGCGCGCTGCTGACAAATTGGGGCTGATGTGATGACCATTCGGGAAGCCTTTTACCTGCTCTGCACCACCCACCGCAGCGAGCTGTGGACCGTGCCAATCACCCTCGCAGCCTTCGCGCTCGCGTTCGGGCTGGCGATTATAGGAGAATGATGATGACTGACACTGATACCAGCACTGGCGACGGGAACACAGGCTACTTGAACACTGGCGACGGGAACACAGGCAACGGCAACGCTGGCAAATGGAACACTGGCGACCGGAACACAGGCGACGGGAACACAGGCAACGGCAACGCTGGCGACGGGAACACAGGCAACGGCAACGCTGGCAGATGGAATGCTGGCTACCGGAATACTGGCTACTGGAACACTGGCGACCGGAACACAGGCGACTATAACACTGGCGACTGGAACGCTGGCGACTGGAATACTGGCAACCGGAACACCGGTAACTGTAACATGGGCGACTGGAACACAGGCAATTATTGCACTGGTTTCTTCAACACAAAAGACTGCATGGCGGGCGCATTTAACGGCCCTGCACTTAAAAGCGTAAAAGATCGTCAAGCGTTTTTGAGTGCTTGTCCCGATTGGTTGTCCAGACCATCGCCTGTGACGTGGGTTCCTGTCGCTGATATGACCGACGACGAGAAGAATGATCATCCTGATCACAAGACTACAGACGGCTATCTACGCAGGAATGACTGGATCGAAGAATGGCGCAAAGCAAAAGCCACTGCCACGCCAGAAGAAATCCAGCAGGTTCGTGACCTGCCAGGATACGATGCAGCTGTATTCACCAAGATTACAGGGCTTGATCTGGGAGCCAACCAATGATCGACCACCGCTCAACCCGTCAGCCCTCTCGCTGGCATCATGGCCGCATCGAGCCTATGTGTAAATACGAAGCACGATCTCAGGAACTGACGCGGCTGCGGCATCCTAAATGGTTTGTGAATGAGCAACGCGATGACTGACGACGAACTGATTGCCGCAGCGCAGGGGGAAGGGTGATGGCTGATATTGTTAGCTTCGATGCAGAGCGCGCCTCGCGCTACATAGAACATGCGTTTCATGGTCGCGCAGGTATTCGGCAACTGTGTCCTTCCCGTGACGCCCGTGACCAAGGATAAGCAGTTTCATGTAAGACGCTCTCGAAGCCACCGGTGCAGAATCATCGACGCAAGACAGCCCAAACCTGATCCGAAACCCAACGGCAGGACGATCCAACTCACTCCGTTGGCGGCTGCTTGCACAATCAGATAGACCTCACACACCGATAAACAGAAACTGGTCGGTATGATCCACCAGATTTGATGGTGAACGACATTGAGTTGCTGCCAAGCCTTCAAAAAGATGAATGCAAAACTAGTGAGAAAGATCGCCAATGCCTGCTCGATCATATCGCTCTCCGTGGCTGATACAGATCACCCTCGTCAGGTGCTGCAACCATGATTTGTCGGCGTGTTGTCACACCGTGGTCAGGGTGAATATGCAAGAGCCATTGAACTGGTGCGGACGGCTTGGCCCTTATCTTAAGTCGTGCATATTCGCTAAAACCAGGCAAGCAGCCGTTACCGAAACCATATTCCGTTTCAACCGCTGTGTGAAAGTGTCCGGTGAGCACGTAGTCAACCGGCTTGCCTGCTTGCAGATATGTCTCGACCATTTTGCGATGCCCTTTTGTAATCGGAGCAACCGCACCAATGTAGCCAGTGCCACCACCTGTCCCCATCATGTCACCATGAGTCAGCAGGAAGTTGTAATCATAAACTTGAAAATACGCATCATTTTCAGCAGGTATGAAAAACGTAACATCTGGATCATTCTCGAACAACATCTCAAGGTGCCATGATATGATTGTGTCGAGACTGTGTTCGTTATAACCCTTGTGTCGCGGTTTCTTGGTGAGCCTGTCGTGATTACCCGGCACACGAATCACACGGATCGGACAGCCCAATTCTCGCTTCAGTGTCTCAATGCCCCATCGGACATGACTGCAATAGTCCTTGACTGCCGGAATGCTTGACAGGTCGTTCGTTTCAGCCAGTTCTTCATGGATCGAACCGGACAAACTGTCGCCGCCCATCAGATAATAGAAGTTTGGTGGTGCGGACGCACTGTGTGGTGGCAGGCAGCATTTGATAGTTGTTTCAATGAGACGTTTGTATCGAGCGGACGCAATCTCTCGGTTGTATGCGTTAAGACCGCCCATTTCCTCCCGTTTGATCACTTCACCCCATTGTTCATCGCTTTGAAAAAGCAATGCGATCTCAGCACCGTCGGCGTCGTCTCCAACGAACGGTAGGGGGTAATCTATTGGTTCAAATGCTTTGCCAAGACCAAACACCTGAGTTCGTAAGTCCTCTGCTTGGTTTGCTTCACGATTGGCTTGGTCGCGCTCGCGCTTCAACCGCGCCATTTCGTCACGTAAGCGTCGTTCTTGACGTGCAGCAAGCGGTTCTTGCGATGGAACTGGTGTGTCGCTGGGACTGGTAATGTTTTTGTCGCGTTTGGCGCGTTTCTTAACTTGAGAGAGTTTTTTTCAACAGTAACCGTTGTTCTTGCCGAGTGCTGCACTACCGGCACGAGCGGTGCCGTGTTCAATGATAGCGTTAAGTGCGATACGTTCATTGTCGCTGATACAGAATTTGAAAAGATCGGGTTCAACTATGGCGCGCTTAGCCGGGATTATCATTTGAATACTCCGAAGAATCGAGAACGCGCGCGTTGGACGGCCTGCTTGTCGCGTTCTTCGCAGCGTTCAACGATACCAACGGCTGCGGAGTAGCGGTCGTTGGACTTTTCCAGTTGTCCGGTCTGAGAGCCTGCGAACGCAATCCAGTCGCCAACGGTGGCGCTTTGCGGCAAGTCCGCGCCCTGAACCCCCTCGCGCCATTCAGTCGGCAGTAGCGTCGAACACGCAGTCGGGGTGCTTAAGATAGACGGTGTAGCGGCACAACCGCTCACGAGCAAGAGCGTCAAGATCAGGATTAACGGCGTCACCCGCGCCGGGGGCTTTTCGTATCGCATCAGAGTTGCTCCTTGTTAAGGCATCCGTCTGGTCTTCGCGGCCAGACTGATCACCCAGGGTTTCGACTGCATCAGCCCCACTTGCCAAAGCGGCTTCGCTCTGGTTCTCCGACAGGCGGGCTTCGGTCTTAGCGGTCTTAGCGCTGTTGCACGATTGGACGGTAAGGATACCGACAAACAGAAGGGCCAGAACAAGCCCGACGACAAACTTGAAGGCAAGCGGTGTAAGTCCTTTAAGCATCAGTATCTCCTGCATTAACATCAATGTTGTGGCTGTCATTGATCGTCACGCCGTCTCGTCCCGCGTTTACGTTCAATCTCCGCCCCATCGCCCAACCAAGTGCAGTCATTCCGACAAGTATCTGAATGTGACCGGCAAGGCCGAGATAGAACAAGAATCCCTCGTGGTTGCGAAGCATCCAAAGTATCCAGATGTTTATTGCAGTAAACACCATCGCCCCGCCCATGACTGCAAGGAACGCCCAAGCGCGGCGACCAGCTTCTGTGGCGATGTCGGGGAACTTCATGCCAGCGCTCTCGCCATTTTGGTGTGGTAGTCGTTCTTGGCGTATCCGCCGCCGTTGTAGCCCTTGGCAAAGGCGCGACAACTATCGGGATCACCGGCTTTGCATACCTGTAGCGCCTCTCTGAGTTTGTTGACGGTGATGTAGCGCACCATCGCGTCCAGTTGCTCCGGCTCACCGTCCGTCATGGCCGATGCGAAGGCGTTAACGCTCGCATAGCCGAGCGCCTGCCAGTGGAAGCCCATAACTTGAAATAAGCCCCACGATGCGCTTTCCAGCGCGGCCACACGGTTGCGGGTTGCCGCCGCCTCTAGTTGCTGCCAGCGCCCGTCAAATGACTTGGGATAGGGTTTGCCCCCCCACTTGCTGTAACTGTAAAAGGAAGGCGACCAGACGCCCCCGGTGCGGCGGTGAAAGATATGCGGCTCAAACAGGATGATCGGACGGCCTTTGTCATCAAACGACTTGCCCCCGCTTTCAACTTTCAGCAGCATGTTAATGTGATTGATCGACACACCCAGATTTTCAGCTGCCCTGATCTTGTCGGACGGAGACAGAGCTGGCGCTTGCAGGTTAACGAACGAAGTGCGCTGCGCCGATTCCGATGGCAGGCCCATCGCCGCGAGCGTCTTGGGGCCAACATAGGATCGGGCCTCCAGCCCAACCGATTGTTTGAAAGCGATGATCGCTGCATCGGTCTTTGGTCCCCGGATTCCGTCAACCGAACCGGGATCAAACCCGCGCCGTTTCAGCTCGAGCTGCAATTCTCGAATGTTCATCGCCTGTTCCTTTCGCGTTGCTCCCGCGCTTGTTCGGCCAGAATTTGAACGTTGGCGTCAATTCGCTCAATCCGAGGAATCAGCGCCTCACTTTTTTTTTCTTCGGCAACAATCCGGCGCTCGTGATCTTGAACCGTTTGCCAGAACGCCCCGCCGCCAAAGACGAGCGTGAGGAGATTGAGCGAAATTGCGATGGCTGCGATCCATTCTGCTCGAACCATACTTTTTCTTTCCAGTTCCGGGGGCATCACGGGGCCTGCGTGAAGTTTGCGCCAACATGCCACGCATCGGCGTTGGCAGTGGCTGCGTTGTTGCTGATAGCTTTGCGCTGAGTGCCTTTGTAATTTTGGTATTCAGTTTTCATGCGTGTCTCCCCAGGTGAGCAAGGCGGTTGGCGATCGGGGTCATGCGACCACCTGCCCGAAAGAAACGGGCATCCACTTGCCGTATCCAGTCAGATAAACGAAGGTAACAGAGCGAACCTGCCCTGTCGTGGCCCCGATGGTAATGGACGAGCTATTTAGCCCTACCAGCGTCGAACCGTGAATTATTTGCACACCGTTCCCGCCCAGGTTGGCGACAGTAAGAAGCTGGCCGTTAGGAATACGTGTCCCGGCAAGCCAGCCTGAAATATCCAAAGACAAAGTGCAGCCAGTGGCAAGCGAGCCCTTGATGTTGTTAAGCTGGACCACCTGCGGATTTTGCCCGTTTAGTGAAATCGGGATTACCGTGCTGTCAGCACTGACGTTAAATATGTAGGGTGCCAGATCAGGCCCTAGAACCAACCCCGCATTGTTTAGGTTGTTTAGGTTTGATGAGAAAGTAACCTTCGCATCATCCAGTCGTCGGAGCGGTTGGGCGTGGGTCGATTGCGTGGCGGGTGCGACGAAAGATTGAAATCCGTTTAGCCTTGCAATACCGCCGCGAAGATTAACGGCAGCGTTGGAGTGAAGGTTGTCCACTTTCCAAATCTCACCGACAGGCACGATTGAGGATGCTGCGTTGGTAAACCGGACATTCGCGCCAGTTAACTGCCCGCCTTGCCCATCATAATTACCGGAAAACAGGACAGGCAGGGAAGTCGTGCCAGTCATGTCTATAAATCCCCCGCGAGATATAATAGTGCCGGTGCAGGACATCCCGCTTGCAAGGCTGATAATACCCGCACCGCCCGCGCTAACATTGCCTACAGTGGAAGTCCCGGATGGAGCCGCCATTTGAACAACGCTGTTATAAAAGGCGGTTGCATCCGCGACGCTGCCCGTTGCGGTCACATTAATGGATTCCAGATACCCCCCGGCCTCGGCCACGAGGCCAAGCTGCGCAATGCCGTTTCCATCGCAAACCGTGTCACGAACGTGGACGTAGGAACCGCGATGCGCCACAATCAGGCTTTCCGCACCCGCCGCCGCTTCGATTTCACCGCCGACAATGCCAACCGATCCAGAATGGCCGGTAACGTAAATCCCGCGCGGATAGGTCGCGTTCGGAGTGATCTTAGCGCCCGCTGCCAGTTTGATAACCAGCCCGCCTGACAGCGTTGTTCCCGATTGCGCCGTGCGCTTGCCGATCTTTAACCCGTCGATGTAAACCACAGCAGGGCGGTCCATGCTTGCGGCAGCACGCGATGAGGTGCTGTAAGTGCCCGCCGCCACTTCGATCACTGCGCTGGTGCGCCGGGTTAATTCTGCAAGAGAATCCAAAGCCTTTTGAGGGGTGGCAAAAGGTGTTGCCAATGACCCGGTTCCGGTCGTGTCGTTGCCCGCAGGATCGACATAAAGCGTGACATCCGCCGATGCTATAACGTCTGCAACGGTTGAACCGTCCCGAAGTCCAATCATTGCAGCACCATCGGCGCTGGCTAGGTCTGTGGAAGTAGCCAGTGATGCAGCGACAACAGAGCCTCCCGCCGTGCGCTGATACCGCGTGTAGGTGCGGGGTGTGTCGCCGTTCGATACGCGGAAGAAATGGCCGGTCGTGGTCGCCGCTTCGCCGTTCGCAATAGTCTCATACGCGGGACCGGAGAACTCCTCTGCGAATGCACCCGCTTCGACAGCAACCGCCGCAGCGCCCGAAGCCGTCGCAGCAAAAACAGCAGCAGCAGCAGTGCTCTCACCCAACTGGACGCCAATAACTGTGCCGTCGATAACAGAAACTGCGATATTCGCCATTATACAGACTCCGTCACAAAACCAGAAACAGTAAAAAGACCACCTGCGATGCGTTCCGCAGATCCGCCCGCAAGTGTCAAAATCAAATCGTAGATCAGAATTTCTAAACCGTCACCGTCGTTGTCAGCAGGAAGTATGCCAGTCGAGTTAACACCATCACCCGCAGCAAGGCTAAACTCCCACGTCGTCACGCCATCAGCGAAAACCGGGACGCCAACGGTGAAAACGGCCAACTCCGCCGTCGCATCAGGGGACGACTTTACAGACCCTTGTAGCGTGGCGGTTGTGACGTTGGCTGGGTAGGTCAATGTGTGTGACATTCGCTGGCCGCGCACAGCAGGGGGCAAGTCGGCACGCCGCGTCCCAAGTGTCAAAAGCCATTCGGGAAAAGGGACAGTCATGTGTCAAGGCTCCTGAAAGTTAGGGTCATAAGTGCCACCAGCAGGCGGGGTAGGCCCGGTAGGGAACGTGCCGCTTGTGCTCGTCGATTGCGCCGATACGAAAACGTAACGCCTGTTAGTCATCTGCGTTGTGCCGGGGGCTGGCACAACGAGATATACCTCGTCAATCAAATCCCAAAACACCGAAAAGAACGAATTGGCCGTAAGGCTGCTTTCTGTATGGGCGGGGAAGCTAACAACACGTCCGTCATCCAGCGTTCCAGAAAACGCGACGATAGTTATGCTGTCATCCCCACCAGTGACAGGGAACGCCGGGACATAGGTGAGAATGCGATACGCACCACGCGGGTTAATCGTGTCTGATGCCACCGCGTCCCGTTCTTCACCAGTTTGCCCAATAATAGCAGTGGGAGGCGGGAATGCAGTCTTGCCCATCGCAAAATTATGCTTGGCCGCTGTCTCGCCTTTGAAGGTAAACGTCACTTTCAAAGTGCCGGGATCAAACGAACGCGACACGATAACCAGATCACCAACAAAGCCGGTTTCTTCGCTTTGCCACCGCAGGCAATCGCCCGGTCGATATTCACGCCATGCAGGCCCGAACGTAAGCGTAATAGGCCCAACCTCTCGGCTGTCCGCTAAAGCATATGTTGCCACCTGTCCGGCCTGATCCTTATCAGCCACCAGATTAAGCGGCCAAGCCCGAACCTTCCTTTCCCCGTCCTCGGTCTGATAGGTGCTGCCATCAATAGCCGAAGCCGTGACAAGCTGCCAATTGCTCGCAGGGTCAGTGAATTGAGGACGCACGGCATTAAACCTATCGCGGTGCGATTGCAGCGTGATTAAATCGCCACCATCCTCGTCAATGTCGCTGTCGGTAAACGTGGCCAAGGCCACACGCGGGCGCTGCCAGTCGAACGACAATACCGCCCCAGCCATAAGCCACCGGCCTGCACCCGCCGCACAAATGTCATCAAGGTTGCGCTTGCGCTGTCCCGGCCCAGCATCCGGCCCGCCTTCAAAGATAACGCCAGAACACGTCCAATTGTTTACATCGCAATCATTCGCCCACGCCGCCACAGATACCCAATCAATCCCATCGTCAGGGACGCCAAGTCCCATGACCTTTACGCCGTTATTATAATACCCGAAGGCATAGGTGCCAGAATAGAGCGCCGGGGAAGGGTCATAGACATAAGTGCTTTCGTCACCCAAGCGACATAACCCCGAACCGCCGGGGCGAGTGCTATCCAAGCGTGGGTCATATACAAGGTTACCATCCCAAATTGCCCCGGTGACAGGGATACCGCTGGAGTAGCGTTCCCCGTCTTTGTCAAACAGCAGGTTCCAGCCGATAGCCGCATTACCGCTTAACTTGTGCGCGCTTGTCCAATTGCCAGCAGGCGCGTTCAATGGAGGGACGAGTGCCGTAGCTTCAGGCGTTGCGCCTAACTGGCTGTCATAGCCAAAAAACCCGTTATAATATAAACCGATAGGCTTAAAATCGAATTGCGGCTCCACCAGTGCGTGAACTGGCCCCACGCCAGAATAGACGTCCACCATCCAAAGATAGGGGTTTGGCACCTTCTTGCGGGTCGCGCCATATCCCGTTTGATGCCGCCTCACGCCTGCAAAATACGTGCGCCCTAGCAAAAATGGCCTAGGCGGTTCCGCTGCAATGATTGTTTGTGTGATAGAGCCCCGCGCAACAGGCTTAGGCGCTGTAAGCTGTGTGCCTATATTGGCTACGCCGGCAGCAAATCCCGCAATCGCTCCAATCTTTGCACCAGCAGCAAGCACACCAACAGCGCCAAGGCCCGTCGCGGCAAGGGCAACAGCGCCAAGCGCAACACCAACCGTTCGAAGAACCTTACTCACAGTCGCCAAGCCCCTATAGCCGCGCTCATGTCGGCACTAATTACAGTGCAACCGGGCGCGTCCTCATGCCACCCGATCCATTTACTCACCCCCGCTCTTATCACAATTGCGTCAAAGTTACCATCACCGGGCAACGCCATAACATCGCCAACCCGGCAAAATGCAGGCGCGATACGTTCAAAGTGCGCATCCATAAGTGACACAAGGCTATCATGCCCCATGTCGTTCAAAATCCGGCGCGCAGTCAATGCGCTGCGGAACCGTGGAACCGTTGGCACACTATGCCCCATCTGGCGGGCATGAAACCGCACAAGATGAATGCACGTTGCGGCTCTGGTCCAGTCGAACGGCTTGCCCTCAAATCGCGATTGCGTATTCCTGACAGCAAGAGCGCGGCGGTCCAGCTCTTTCATCGGGCATTCTCCAGCGACCTACCGCCCCCGCCTCCGAAACCACCGCCCCCGCCATTAACCGGCCCCGCAATGCCCCACGCGGTAGCGACCTGCAAGCCCGTCGCATTGGCATGGCCCAAATCACCCGGATAGCGTTCCTGATGCTCCGTATCGGAAAGCCCGTTGCCTGTGTCCAATTCAAAAAACCACTCAGCTTGCGATACGCAGCTAATCGAAATGCCGTATTCCGTCCGAGAATATCGGATCGAAGGTTGGTCAAGCTGCCCAAGGAAAAGCAGGTCATGAGTGCCGACAACCGCGTTCGTAGCCACGTTATATTCTGCCAGCCAAAGCCGAACTTGCGAACGCTGCAAAGCCCCTGCGGTCAATGCCGTAAATGCCACCGGCCCCGGCGGATTGAACGTTATATCCAGCGCCGGGATTTCTCCGCTTGCACCCTCACTCATACTGTCAATGCTGGCAATCGAACCTAACACGCTATCCCGCGCCGTGAATGTCCCGCCGTCGAACGTGATAAAGCCACCATCACACAGGCGCACGGTGCGATCAGGAAAGTCAATCCGCAGAAGGCCGATAAAGCCGTTCATGCGCTTTCTTCTATCGTAAACCCAAGCTGCACAAAATCACCTAGAAGCATGTCATATTGAATGTCGGTAACGTAGCCTTCAATAAACGGGTTTTTGAGATTTACCGGATCTCCATCGCCGAGCACTGCGCGAAGCGGAGGCCATATAGTCAGCGTCCCTTCGCCGCTCGCACCCAACCTAACGGGCGTAGTGACATTGTGTAGATAAACCGGCCCAAGCGCAGGACCGACATTAAGCCAATACCCTTCCCTTACAAAATGACCAGCCGTGCCACCTCTGATTGGCAAGCTAGTTCCTTCCGGCCCATTGCCATCTACCAACGTAAAACCGGACGAACCCTGGCTCACCCCCAATAACGGCAATTCAAGCCGCAACACCTCACCAATCGCGCGCTGCAACCGACTTACAAACACCTGTGCAACGCTGGCATGCATAAGCGGAAAGGAAACGTTTGCCGAATAATGATTGCCAGCGCGGTTAAGACGATCAATGGTCGCGCCAGTCGCGCCGCGCTGCATCAGTCCGCCGTCAACCTGCGTCATAGTCACGCCGTTAGGAGCTGGCACGGGGGGCAAGGCAATCATCCAACTCTCCGGCTCTGCATACGTGACATTTGCGACCGCGCGACATTGGCCCCGCCCTGCATGATCGCAGGGGAAGCTTGAACAATGCGCCCGTCGACTACTACATTGAAGTAGGGCGATGGCACGATCTGCGCAATGCTACCGCCCCCCATGCCAGACAATTCACGGTTAGGAATAACCTGCGAACCTCTCGGCAAATTCACCAACTCCGGCCCGCGCTCACCCACTTTTGCCAAGCCCCCCGGTGCAAACCGAGTTCCGTTCGCAAACCCCGGCACACTAGCGTTAATCCGCCCCTGCACACCTTTGCCAAACGCGCCAATCCCGCCAAGCTGCAAACCCAGATTAATTACACTACCCAGAATATCCAGAAACCCGCCGCCTTTTATAGCTTTCGTCATACGGTCAAGCGACTGCAAAGTGCGGTCCGCCATTTTCCCAAAGCTTTCGCTGACCGCCACAGCCGCACTTTCAGCGGTAGCCGCAAGCCCTTCCGTAGCATCGCCTACCAGCGCCCTGCCATTCTCAATACCAATCGCCAAGCCCTGAGCGATGTTCCTGCCAAATTCCATAAACAGCAGGGAGGGCGAATTGATGCCTAGAAATTCTCTCGCCTTATCTACACCAAAGCCAATTACTGACTTCAGCGCATCCCACACTGCCCCCGGCAATGCCTTGATGCCATCGACAATCCCGCGAATAATGTCTTTGCCCATCTGCATCAGGCCGGGGAAAAATTCATTAGCCACCGCAATCATGCCAGACACGGCAGTTTGAAAAATCCTTTTGGCAAACTCCCAAGCGCCAGAAAAATCACCCCGCAAAAGCGAGCTAATCAATCCAATGTAGTTTTCGATTTGCGCGGCGAAATAATCACGGAAAAAGCTAACTACAAAGCCAAGCTTATCCATTACCGCGTCCATTATCGGCTTGACGTTATCGTTATACCAGCCCGTCACAGCCGCAGCCACCGCGTCAATGACAGGCTGGATTTTATCCCAATTCTGCCACGCCAAAACGATGCCAGCAAGCACCGCTGCAAAAGCAAGGATAACCGGATTGGCCATTAACCCAAGCGCCGCGACTTTAATAGTCGCAAACGCCGCCGCCACGGCAGGCCCAATCGTAATCAAAGCACCAAGCCCGCTCGCCATCGCCCCGATCACAATAAGCGCCGGACCAATCGCCGCTGCCAATGCGGCAATCACGATAATTGTAGTTTGTGTGCCGCTATCTAGTGATAAAAACGAGTTAATAATCGGCGTAACGATTTTTTCGAGTTTCTCAAATGCGACAACAAGCCGCTCCCCAATAACCTCTTGCAACTCACGCCAAGCCTGCGCCTGGTCACCACCCGGCGCAGCATCACGCGCCGCCTTAGCCGCGCCGCCATATTTCTTTTCAAGCTCATCCAGGATCAGTCCCTGCGCCCCTGCGATATCGCCCGCGTCGGCCATCGCCTTGATCATTTTCTTCTGGTCTTCGGTAAAGGAAACGCTCACGCGCGACAACGCGCTAATCCCGGCAATCGGATCATTCAGAGCTTTGCCGAGAAGCACGGTGGAGGTTTGCAAGTCCTGACCCCGACGCTCCGACAGATCGACCGCGGCCTGCTGCACTCGGTCAAACTGATCACCAGCAATATTGCCAAACGTCAAAAGGTTTGCAGTGACTTTCTGCAAAATCTCGTCATCATCAAAATTTGAGAATGTTTGAAGCTGCTCCGCTGTTCTCTTTAATTCCTCCGCAGTCTTTCCACTAGCGCCCCCCATAGTCGAAAGCGCCTGTTCAACTTGAGCGAACGATTCCCGGCTCTGAATTGCAGCATCGAAAGCGGTCTTGCCAAAAATAGCGAGTGGGGCGGTTATGCCGATAGACAAGGTTTTGCCCATCTGTGTCGCGCCACGCCCGAAAGAGGCCATGCTCTTTTTCGCCCTGCCAAGGCTGCGGTCAAATTGCGCGCTTTCCAGCCCCAGCGACACAAGCAAGCTACCCAGCATTGTCGCCATTAGTCAGGCTTCCTTTCAACACGCCGGATCGTCATAGGCGCACCACGCGACTGAAACTCACGAAATACCTCTAGCATTTCATTAGGGGTTTGCGCAAGAGACTTAGCCCTCATCCGCCGCCGGTAAAAGTCAAGCGGCTTTAACTTGCCAGCCTGCGCCGCTGCCGAAAAAGACGCAACTGTATAAGCATCGACCAGCGCCGCGTCTTGATCATACTTGCGCCGCTCGATCACGCCATCAATAACCGCGCTATAAGTTGCTGGCGTTTGCGTCCAAAACGTATCCGGTGTTTGCCCCGCGCTCACCCAATCAGACAACAGCCTTAACGGCTTTAGCCTCTGCGGGGCTTCCGAGGGTTTGCCTTTCCCTCACCCCCCGTTGGCATAGCCTTGGTGATCGCCCAACCAACAATCTCCATGGCACCGTCAAGACTGATTGCGCCAATTACGTCACCGGCTTCTGCAATGGTAGTTTCAGGCTGCGCCGCCAAAAGCGACTGATGGAAAATTGCCCTCAAATCGGTAAATTTGATTTTGGAAGCAGCGCGCATTTGAGCCGCCGGATCATCCTTTTGGGCTTCGTCAATGCCGCCAAGGAAAGGTGCAACAAGCGAAAGGAACGGCTTGTCATACCGCTCCTCCAACTCACATATGGCGTTAAAGTCGAAACGGGCAATCCATTCAACACCCGCAACGTCAAACCGCTTTTCATCAACCGCCATTACAAAGCCTCAGCCTCATTGACAGCGCCAGTAAAGCGAATGGTCATGGTCGCAGTCATTCGATCATCAATCGGAATGCTGCGCTCGTAACCCTTTACGATGCACTCGCCCGTGATTTCCCACAAGCCAACGTCCCCATCGGGAATTGCAATCTTGTAAGAACGGGCAACACCATCCGTAATCGCGGCACGGATCAGAATGTCAGTAGCAGAACCCGGCACGTAATTCATCTCGAATGTGCCTTCACCGTATTCAATCAGGCCAGTGATATATTCGCGGTAACGGTTCGGGGACTTGAAGTGAGTTGCCTCGACATCGTCAACCTGCGGATTAGGCGGGGTGACTGCAAAAATTTCCGCAAGCTCGGTAAGCGCCCCAAGCGCATCATCAAGCCAAAACTGTGTGCTCCAACCGATCAATGCGCTCGTCATTTATTCGCTCCTATGCCAAAATCGGGCATCAATACTGTCTCTATAAACTACCCCGGTTTCGCTATGTGAATTGAGATTGCGCACCGTATCAACGAACGCCCGATCAAAAATCACACCACTAACCGTAACAGCCGGGACTATAGCCGATATGACAGCCTCACGCAAGGATGCGACTTGCGCAGCAGAAACCCCGTAACAGTCTATTTGAACGCCAGTAAACCGGCTATCAATAAACCCCTTAAACGACTGCGGGCGAGCACCGCCCACAAGCGTTAGAACGATAGACGGATAAGCCTCACCTTGCGGCCTGGCACCCCAATTGATACGGGAGCCGACAATATTTGCAACAGGTGCTGCGTTTAGCAATCGAATGCGAAGCGCGGCCTCCATTACAGCGCCCTCGCAGCCAAGCGAGCCGTTTTCTTAGCAGCCCGTGCACGGGTCTTTTCAATTTCGGCGCGCAAATCATCGGCCAGTCGGTTTAACGCCTCATGTTTAGTCAACTCAAATGCGGGCCTGCCAGCGGGTTGCGCCGGGTTGCTCTCATTCCCAAATTCTTGAACCGGCCCATAGATGCGAAGGCGCTTGTTTTCGGATTCGTCAATGCCGACAAACATGGCCGCAACACTTCCGCGCAGTTGCCTTTGAACACCCTTAACAGCTTTCCCGATCTTTATTGAACGCTTCAGGTCACCATCACCCACGGGCGCAAGTTGAACCCACTTATCCCTGATAGGCTCAGCTGCGCGCTTCAAAGCGCGCTCGGCAGTCCGCTTTGCAGTGGTGCGCTTACCCAAATCAGCAAGGGCCTGCTCTAATTCGCGTCCGCCTTCAAACTTGACCACATTCATAAGGCATCGCCCTCATCATTCGCCACGCCCACACACTCAATCCAGCGCCGCCTACCTAACTCGCTAACCGACTTTAAGTCGTAAAGCCTGCCAGCGTAACTAATCCTGTCCGCAGGCGTAATCGTCCGCGTCACGCTGTCGTCACGAAGAACAAACGTCATTGGCACAATCGCGTCAATGCCCTGACTTTCAAATACCTCACGCGAACGTGAAGTGATGCGCTGCGCCTTCCGAACGGCAAGCGTTGCCCACGCGCCCGGTGTAGCCTGGAGGCCGTCATCCACCGAATCACCTTGGCGCAAAATGGTAACAATGCGGTCAAGTGCGCCCGCCCTCATGCCGCCATCCATCCAATGCGCCATCGGTTAATCAGGCTTTCGACTGCGAACGGAACCGGCAACATTGTCTTATCAGCAACAGCCTCGCGGTTTTCAAACCAGTTAGCAATCATCATCAAAGCGGCGCGCTTAATCCCCACCGGAACCACATCCATGCCAAGCTGAAAGCGAAACGTCACCGCGTCCGCACGATCAAACAACGCAGGCCACGTAAAACCATCGATAGGCTCAAGATAAGCGTAATCCTCATTCGCCACCAATCGAAACTGATTAACATTGACCTGTTGTTCAACGCCCGCTTCGTCAAAGTAAACCACCGATTGAAGCGCCTTTACTGGCACAACAGGAATAGCAATCTTGTCGGCAGGGACATAGCGCAGCGAATACGCCCAAACTTGTTCCCCCAGCGCCTTTCCAACCATGCCTTCCGGCCCGTCAAGCATTTCGGTCGCCACATCAATCAGCGCGCCGATGTAAGCGTCCCGGTCGTTGTCGATATACTCAAGGTGCGCCTTGGCCTCGTCCAGCGTCACAATATCCGCAGGCACCCCAACCCGAACAAGCAGGTGCGCGGGGTGCATCAAATACGGATCGGCCATTACTTAGCCGCCTTTTCAACCTTCGGCTTGCGCACGGCGCGCTCCACCTTTTCTTCGCGGATATACTCGGCAAAGCCCGCAAGCACCAGCCGCGAAGCCTCGTCCGCGCTGCACTCGTATTTTTCGCCCACTTGAAAAACACCGGCAGGCCCGCCGAGACTAGCAAGAAGCTTGATTTGCATGAGAACCCCTCAAAGGTAAAGGGGCGAGCCGTAGCCCGCCCCGATCACGTTAGGCAGCAGCGGTGATCATATGCTTCACGGCTGCGGTATCGGACAGTTCCCCGTCAAAGCGGATGTAACCGGCAACGCCGAAGCCGGGCCAGAAATCCTTGTCCTGCAAAGCACCAATCAGAGGATCGCCAACCTTGCGCACGTAATACCTGCCAAAGTCGCCAAACAACATGACACGGGTGGCAGCAGCCGCTCCGGGGATCGACGCAACCGCCTGATTGATGTTGTAGCGATAGCCTAACAACGTGCCGGGAACGTCCTGTTGGACATTGCCCATCTGCCAAAGGTAGTTTCCTTGGCCGTCCTTCAGCTTGCGGATAACAGCAAGGGTGCTGTCATTAAACATGAATCCCACCTTCGGACCGAAGCGATAAGCCGGGTTAACCGAATGCATCAGGTCGATGATTTCATCAGCGGTAATTGCCGTGGTGCCAGCAGTCGTCTTGCCTAGGCTGGACGCGGTGACAACGCCGTTCGGGGCGCTAGATCCAGTGCCAGTCGTAAGCTGCGCGTTGGCAACGCGGCCAAGGCGCTCACCAAGCAGTTCGCCAAGCAGAGTTTCCATTGCAAAAATGCTGTCATCAGCAAGCTCCTTGGACACGCGCAGCCACTCGGTGTTGTAAGCATAGCTTTCCAGCACCTTCTGGCCAAACACAGCATCAGCGCCGCCGTCATCAGTCAGCGTGGTGCCCTGCGTATGGGCGACAACAGTGGACGATTTGGAAACGTCATTCACTGTCGGCATGGTAAGCTGATTGCCCGAATTCGTAGGGATAACAGTCGCTACGGTTTCGTCATACATGGGCCCCCATGCTGCCATCGACTTCACAAGGATCGATAGCAATTCAGTGGGGATGGTGAAACCACCAGCCGAATTGGTAGTGGTTTGCGCGCGCAGTTCTCCCTGCGGGATATTGGTGCGGCGCTTTTCCAGAACCGAACGGGCTTCTGGCGAAAGAGCGCCGATCTGGCCTTCTGCGCGGATATACTCGTAAAACGCCGAGCGATAATCTATGCCTTCACCATCATCGCCAGCGGGGGCCGAGCCGTTTTCAACCGGACGCCTTGCAGCACGGGCACGTTCTTCGGCTTCTTGTGCGCGGGCCTCAAGTTCGGCGTGTCGTTGCTCACGCTCGATAGCGGCCTGCGTCTTGTCAAAGTCTGACATGATCGCGTCATGACGCGCCTCAAGTTCAACCGCGCGGGATTCGTCGGTGTTATTGCGGATTTCGTCGAGCGCATCGGTTGCCTTCGTGCGCAGTTCTCCCAGCTTTTGCTGATATTCGGTAAGGGATGCCATTTGAATCACTCCATAAATTGAGACTAACCGGGAGTAAGCACCCGTCGGGCCTCCCGCATGGAGCGGGGCAATGGATGACCAATAAATAGGCAGTGCCTAAATGTCAAGCACCTATCCCGCGCACCTTGTGAGCCATTTCTGCCTTGCGCTTAAAATAGCCTGAAACCTTTTGCGACTTGACAGCCCTGTCAAGCGAGCGCATCGCCAGTTCCGTATCGACATAGGCGGGCCAAGTTACCGCGCTAACCTCACGCAACTGCACTTCATGAATTGACCGCTGCGGCGGATTGCTCGTTTCGTCCCATTCGTCATGGGTAACGCGAAAACCAAACGACATCCCGTCAATGTCCCCGCGCTCGATAAGAGTGGCGAGATCACGTCCATCGCCTGTATCCGGCAAGTCAATCTCCACCGCAAGCCCGCGCTCGTCCTCTACCAACCGCAGCGTTCCAGCCTTTGTCCTACCAATCACGCGCCCGCTGTCATGGTCGATCAGCGCACGAACGTCAGCGTCCTTGAGCGTATTAGCAAACGCCCCCGGCATAATGCGTTCCACAAACGAGCCGCCAATGTCAGCATCAGAATTAAACACCGCCGCATAGCCGCGAAGGGTTTTATTTTCACCATGCGCCCGAAATTCGGGTGATTCCGTTACAGAACGCCGCTCAAGCTGCATTGTCGCTTCCTTCATTAACCGCCGGGGGAGTAGGGGCAGGCGGTTCAACCCCATCACCATCAATCGGCACTGTGGCACCCTGCATAAACAACTTATCACTACCCTCGACAAACGGAAGATTTTCCCGATCACGCGCCTCAGCAGGCTGCAAAATGCCGGTTTGAACCCCGCGCGCATAGCCTTCCATACGGGTTTTGAAATCGCCGCGTAAAAGCCCGTCCATATTCATTTCAGCATAAACGCGATTAGACCGATAGCCAAACAGCTTCAGGTTCAACTCTTGCTCAAACTGCTCGACCCAGCTTTTCAGGGTGTGCTTGACGAAGTGCAAGTCCTGCTGCTCGGTGTTGCTAAACGTGCCGTGCGTCAAGTCCTGCAAAAACACCGGCGGCAGATTGAATAGACGTGCAATTTGCTCAATACAAAACCGCTGCGTCTCAATCATCTGTGATTTTTCGGGATCGCTGCCAATCGGCTTAATCTCCAAACCCTGCGGCAAAACCAAAGCCTGCCGCTTATCCTTGGCCGCGTTGCGAACGGCGCCCTCAAGGTCATTCGCAGCGCGCTTCATTGCCTGACTTGTCTGGAAAGTCCCGGTTACAGCAAACGGGGGCACACCACCATTCGCGAGAAAGCGGCTCCCGTAGTTCGTCACTGCTACAGCCAGGCCGATTGCATCCTTACCCAGCATCAAAGGTGAGCGCGCGGTTAGCCCGTCACTCTTGAGCATAAACGGAACGTCAATAACATCTGTCGCCGCATAGGTGACATTACGATTATTCTCACCCTGATAGTTGTAAAATTTGCGACCATCGCGCCGGGTAACCTTGGTTTTCAGCGCCGCCATAGGCCAGATGGCAATGGGCGATCCGCTAGGCCCGCGCTCAATATAGGAAAGCCCGCGCCCATGCACAAAGACGGACTGGAAGAATTGCTTGCGCCAATCAAATGACGAAGTTTCGGAATTGACCGCATAGTGCAACATGTCGGACAGAATGCCCGACTGCTTTTCACGACCCGCCCGCGTCTTGCGGTAAAGCCCAAGGGGAAGCCCCGCTAACGTGCCAGAGAGAAACTGCGTTGCCGCCAGAACCGCAGGAACGCCTAACGCGCTGTCAGCTGTAACGACAATATCGCTTGCCGAGCTATTCCAGTCCAGCCCCATCGCCGCGAAAAAATCCTCGCGCGATTGCGTCACGGTTACATTGCGTTCTTCGCTAGGCGGATCGGCTGCGCGCGTTTCCGCAGGCAAGCCAATAAGCGTTTCAAGCCACCCCATCAGATATCCGCCAAACTGAAATTCGGGTCAACATCCCAAGGTGTAGGCGCGAAGCCATCATCAGCGACAGCTTCGACGCCGCAAGCCATCGCCAAAGCCACGATACCGTCAATGCGCCCCGTCGCCTTCACCTTGTCTAACTTCCTATTGCCCGCAGGATCACTTACAGCCACGGCATTAGCCGCACACATACTTAGCACAGGATGCCCCCCATGCGCAACACGCGCCTGCAACAGGTCCGCCTCCAACGCATCCAACGCAGGTGACATGGACTTAAAGCCCTGCCCGAACGGTTCTAGTGGCAGGTCAACCCCCTGCACTTCCAATGCAAGATTCATCCTGTCCATTCGCCAACGGTCAAAGCCAATCTTGGCCACGTCTAGCCCCGCCGTTATCTCGCCAATATCCCGCGCGACAAAGGCATAGTCGATAACCTTGCCCGGAGTAGTCCTCAGCAACCCGTCCCGAACCCATACATCATAGGGCGCTCGGTCACGCCGCGCCGCCTCATACACGCTTTCGCGCGGCATCCAGAAATAGGGCCAAACGTGCAACACGCTATCAAGCCGCGCCGCCATAACAAAAGCGGTCAAGTCAGTTGTGGCGGACAAGTCCAGCCCGCCATAGATAATCCCGCGCGGTTCACCAGGTTCGACGTTGCAAGCCTTCCAAATGCCGGGGGACACAAAAGCCGCAGTCATGTTGCGGCGCTGGTTTAGTGTCAGGACACGAAAAGTGTTTTCCGTCGAAGGCATACGCGCAGCTTGCTTCGCCTGCTCTTCAACATCTTGCTCGCTGCGAAACAATCCCAACGCCGGGTTTGCCGCCTTCCATGCTTTTCGATCTTGTAACTCGCAATCATCGGGAGCTGCATACAAGTGACAAACAATAGACGGGTCATTGGCTCGCACTGCATCATCAAGCCAAATACTCATTAGGTCGGCATCGGTCGGGGCTTGTGTGCTGATAACGATTAGCAGCGGGTTTTCATGCGCGCCCTGCGATGTCGTGATCGCATCTACGAAGTCATTTTGAGGCCCCTTGACCTGCCCCATTTCATCAAGAATAGCCAAGACAGGCGATAGACCATGCGCGGTTTTGCCTTCCGCAGCCAGTGCCTTGTATTCGGTATTCATGGGCAGGCCAATCAGCCGCTTGCCGCTCGGCACAATGCGAACAATCTTTGACAGTTCCGGCGATAACTGCACAATCTTTGCTGCCAGATTAAACACCAGCGCGGCCTGATCTCGGGAAAGCGCACCGCTCACAATCTGACTGTTTAAGCGCGCTTCCGGGCCTACCAAATGCGCCAACAGCAAACATGCGATTAACGCAGTCTTGCCGTTTTTCCGGCCCACACTCAAGTAAGCGCGGCGGGTGCCGTGCGGATTATCAAACACTTCGAGAATAAACCGGCGCTGAAAATTGGCCAGTTTAATAGGCTCACCTACACTAGCCCCCTCAGGGACCATGCAATACTTTTCCACGAAGGCAACAATCTTTTCCCCTCGCGTCAATGCGGTCTCGCAATCAATTCGTCACCAAGGTCGGTTTCAATCCCCTTGGCAATGTCTTTCCTGCCTTTCGCGTTTCTGTTATCATCGCCATTGCGCGCGCGCGCGTGAAGCGCCAAACTGCGCCGGAACGAAAGCACGTCACCAGCAAGCCCCTTCACAATCGTAGCCCTGGGATTGATGACAGGTGTGCCGCGCTCGCTCATGCTGGTAAAGCCCTCACCCCGCAATAGACGCTGCTCGCTCTCAAGGTTAGCCATAGTCCGCGCTAGCATCGCCGCAATCTCTATTGCATGTTCCGTCCACTCGGCCCGCGCAAACTCCTCGATCACGCTTTCAAAAAATGGCCAGTCGCAATCGTCAAGCGAAACATGCGCAGGCGGGGCAATATGCCGAGTGCTGCCCTGCATGATTTTTACCGCCGCCGTGGTGCTGTCAATGCGCTGCTTACGTGGCATTCAATAAAATCCAAAGGGAACAGGGTATAACGTTAAAAAAGAGG